AGTCAAGAGCCTCTAATACTATTTTCTGTCCACTAATAACCTTTAAAGCACCACCCGCTGGAATAGGAGCATCTTTTACAATATACGATGTCGTACTTGTAGAGTTATCAGTAATAGTAACCGATGCATCTATTGCAGCCGCTGTCGTATTAGCGATATCACATTCCAATATGATGGACACTTTAGCGGCAGGGGAGGCATAAACGGTAGTGTAAGTTCCTGAGTCTATTGCGATATTTGTTTTTACCGCATTTTTAAAATTGTTTGCCATTGTATTTTACCTTGTTATCCTAGTGCTACTGCCATAGCTATATTAAAACCTTCCGTAGCCAAAGCACTAACTGCATCAACCACATTTGTTGGTGTGCCCGTAAAGCTGGTGGAATTCAGATTTGCAATGTCACCAACATCCTGAGCTGTTAAATTATAAGTCTCTCGTAAATCTAATACGGTATTGCCTGTAGTTACTATTCTATCAGCCATTGTTTTATCCTAACGCTGCTGCAATAGCAATACTAAATCCTTTACCTGCTTTTGTTCCTATTGCCTCTACCACATCTGTCGGAGTTCCAGTAAAGGAAGCATTCAAATTTGCAATGTCTCCAATATCAGTTGAAGTACTATTATAGGTTGACCTAAGGTCTTCTATTGTATCATCAGTTGCTACGTTTCTATCTGCCATCACTTAAACTCCCAAGTATTTGCTTTACCATATCTCTAATTTCTGAGACTTCTTCTTTCATACTATTTATATCATTAGTATTCTTTTCTAGTTGTTCTCTTTCCTGATGCTTCTTCTCTCTTAACTGTTTCCGAGCAAGGGCTGTATCTGAATCTGTATTAAGAATAGCTCCTGTTTCCAAATCTCGTACTAAATTTTTATGTCCTTTTATTTGTATTAAATCCATATTACGCCTGGAAAGCAATAGCCCTAAAGTCTTTTATTACTGGCGGCAAACTAGAGTTGGTTCCTTGCATCACTATCTTGATGGCAAAGGATGTATACTCAGCCAACTCTGTACCTAGACCTAATGAATTCTGTCCTATGAAATAACTGTACTCTTTAAAGTCATCCATCGCTTTAGAAACCGGTACAGTCTTATCAGGTATTCCAGTAGTATTAAAATAAGTCCATTCAAGGTCATCAAAGTTTTCAGCAGAGTCTACCCTTAACGTTTTGAACAACACTTCAATATTGGCGTCTGCCATTTGAACAGCATCAAACAAAACTTGAATTGCTGTTGCCGACTTATCCAATACAATCTTTTTGGTGATGTAAATAGCTTTATTATTATCACCAGAAGCTGCTGTTGATGCATTGTATGGTGTAAGAGCACCTATATCAGATGCACTTGCGATTTTATTCAGTCTATTACCTACAGCAACCACACCCATTCTAGCAGTATCAATGATAGGCGAAACTGTAGCATCACTACTAGTCAATGAAGCAGTTATGCGTAATGATTTATCTCCAGCCAATCTATTAGTTTCATTAGTCTGCGAACATACAATATGTGGAGCCTCAAAATAATGATCCTCATTCAATGGAATGTCTATTGCATTAGATACGGTGGTTAGTGCAAATGCATTTTGGGTTGTTGAACTCACCGACTTACCAGTTGTTGCCTGAAGTTTTCCAGTGATTGATGTATTCGGTAGTTCCATAATCTGAATAATGGGTTGCATAACATCCATCGGAATATTTCTAGTACATTGAACTGATATTCCACCACCCGACAATGTTGCTCCAGCATTTGTTGTTGTAGTAATTAAGAAACTATCCAACTCAATACCAGATATTGATATATGTGTTTTATTAATTTCTGTGAGCGGAATACCAAATGGTGTCAGAGTTGAACACCCTATCATATAAAGTTCCACAAGACTATTATCTTCATGGGCTGCTGCTGTCGTACTTCCTTGAGCCCGACCTCCTGAACTTGGAATAGATATTGATGTCGTATTTGGTTTTGAATCATAGACAATAATTTCATTATCTATCTTTACATAACCCTCGTTCGGCCAGTTGGAACTATCATCAACGTTGACAGTACCTGTTGTTGCTGAAGTCATCGCTCCGTTCAAAGCAGAACCACCTACCTCAGACTTGACTCCAGTAATCTTAACATAATTGTCAACATCATACATAGCGTGATTAGGAAATCTAACACGAACTGTATTTGTGGCTACTTTCGTATCAATAGGATCAGGTTTCAAAGTTGGAATACCAGCAGTCTTACCACCACCCAATAGTACTGGCACAAGCAAATCATCTTCAGCCTTCAGTTCTTCATTCACCATTACAAAACTACCAGTGTTAGAAATATCAAACTCAGCACGATACACTGTAAACTTTAAATCTTCATACTGTGATGCTGACCATGTAGTTGCGTTCTGTGATTTGAATAACGAACCCAATGTAGGTTGTGTAGAGATGGCTCTAGTACCACCTATTTCAATATCACCTAAACGAGATATCCACACTTTGTAGTTTGGTGAATTAGACGCCAACACAAAGGCAACTTCTTGTCTGTTTGAAACATAAATCGGTGACTCAAATTCAAAAGTAGTAACAGTACCAAGCGTTCCTGTTTCGTCAACATTAACTTGTGCTGGTGTTTTGACTATCTTACTGAATGGAAAAATACTCCGAGAAGGATAACCATCCTTCATAGCACGTAATTCACACCATACTGGAAGTGTATCATCTTTAGAATAAAAGAATACATCTACCTTTGTAATAAACATACCACTTTCATGGTCACACATAATAGATTGTGCAAGTGGGTCATACCAAGCCCCCACAGTACCACCACTTGATGTTTGTGTAAATGCTCGTTCCGCAACCACCGCTACTTGAGTAACATCAGCGTTTCTGACATTAAATATAATTTCTTGTTTAGTCTGTTTAAAACCTGTTGCCGTATAAAGATCCTCGGCTGAAGAATCAACAGTGCCTGGTATTTGACTATCACTGGATGAATCAGTAAGTCTAAATGTTCTAGTACCAACACGGAAACGTTTAGTCTCTGTATTAGGAATCTTAAATCTTCCAGCAAGATCACCAACAGCATCCGTAACCATTTGTGTTCCATATGTTTGGTTAGTACACGCTTGTCCCGAGGCCCATTCTTGAGCTTCTGAAAATTGGTTGCCGGTATTTCTTGTGATGCCAGTAAATGTAGTCGCCGTTATACCGGTGTAAGTCATCTGTTCCTGTTGTCGGAAAGTCATCCCGAAAGGATCACTTACAAGTGTATCACCAACACCTATTGTACCTGTAGTTGGGAACCCTGTTGTAGATGTTACTGTTACGGTCGTATCTGTTTTAGTTAGTGCTTGAGACAATGTAGTATTTGCAGCGTTAGTCCCTATGGGCTTAACATCAGCATTGACATCTACCTTGTCAAAGAAAGCATACATTCTGGTATTTGGTTTGCCACCATTCAATTGGAAGTTTACATCTCTTGCTCTCATCCACGGAACCACATCAATACTCACTACACGGTCGCCTTGACTTACTCGGTCAATGCGTTCTACCAAGCGAGTGTTTGTACCAGTTCGTCGTTGTCTTATATCAACAGATGAAGTCCATCCATTTACTCTACGGATAAGATTTCTTGCCGCACCACTACCATTAGGATTAGTTTCTATTCCATTAAAAGAACTTGACCTTCGGTTTCCAGTCCATGTCGTATTCCAAGCATTCCATATTGTACCTAAGCTTTCTTCACCACCAACTTCTCGTAACATCTGTTCGTAGTTACCTTCAACATCAATAGATACTGAAGGAACTCTGTCCTCATCCATCCAAAAATCTGTATCAGGTGTCAGTTGTAATTTACCTACCCACAGTGTTACACTAAATGGGTTGACACTTTCTGTTCTACTAGCATACGGCTGAGTCAAATCAGCTACATGAGTATAAGGTAGAGTAATGATGTCACCTGTCTTTTGATAGTAATTGGCTGTACGTTGAGTATCAGTGGTATTTTCTTCTTGTAGATTAGCCATACCCAACTTACTTTTTGCTCGCAAGTGTCCTAGAGAAGGATCAACCGAACATCCATAATCAGGCTCTTCTGAATTTCCAATATTATGTCCATAGAAATTATCAACTATGAATCCAGACTTGAATCTATCTAAACCATCTGCATCTAAAACTTGGAAACTATCTGTTTCTCTTTCAAGTAATCCAAGAGCGGTTGCATATTCTAGTTTACCTATGCGGGCTTCTAGTTTACCGATATCACCCATTGTGTATCGGCGTGTGTAATCGTTTTGAATTAATACTTCATTCTCAATATCCATTGTATACGGAGCGACAGTGTATTTGCACAACAACATATTCACATCGTCGGTCGCCGGAAATCTTGGGTCTTCAGCAGGGACACCTTGTACAGTAAGAAAGTTACCATTCTGGTCTAGATAAAGTAAGTCTAGTCTTCCAAGATAGAAACTAAAATCTATTCTAACATTATCATCAGGTCGTACTAGATTACCCGCCGCCGAACCAGTACCTTCAAAGTTTTTAGTCTGAAAAGCAAATGGACTCGCAGATGGTGTTGTTTGACTTTGAACTCCAGGGCGCCAGTCTAATGAATCTCTTAATTCATAGAGACCCTTAGGCGCTTTAGACTCTGGGTCTACCTTAGATACGGTGTATTGAGGAATTTCCTCATATGTTACTTGACCTGTATAAGAGTCTACATCAAAATAATCTCCACTACCATGACCAAAGTAATCATAGACTATCAGTAATTGTCCTACAGGTGTTACAGCATCTGGTTTTCTAGATATTCTACCTAAGTCATAAAACGAATCTCGTTGACCTGTATCTAATAGGAAGTTGGAAGTAACAACTCTATCACCAAGAGTTGTCGCTGTAACATTGGCCCAATAACCAGAGGTAGTACCTGTTATGTTATCATTGGTTGTGAAGATACCAGAAATAGCAACATACTGAATTGTTGTTGATGGTGAGTTGATTATGACTCTACCTGTAGCACCTGTTGCTGTACCTGTAATAATTTCTCCTACCGTAAATGTTCCGGTAGAACTTGCTATAGTTAATGTAGGAGCTACTGGTGTTGTACCTATTGCAGTTGATTCGTATACAGCGTGTAATTTATAAGCATCCGCATATGATAATGAAATAGTTTTATCATCAACTCGTTCACCATAAATTTCTGTATATGTACCTGTACCGGCAGAACCATTAGGTGTGCCTTTATTAGATGCGATAGTTTTCTGCGTCATCTTATTAGCAGTCTTAGCTGCCTGATCCTTAGCACCCACAGTAACAGAAGCTGTTAGAGTCACACCAGCAGAAGTACCTAACAGAGTTGCATCTGTAATTTCTAAAGTCTGAGCACCTGACGCACTAATCGTAGTAGTACCCGCCTTACTGGACGAAAGGTCAAGAATAGTACCATTACCTAATGAACCACTACCAGTGGCAGTAACCGTAAGTGTATAGTCTCTACCAGCAGATGTTGAGAAAAATGTTTCACCAGCATTAGCACTAAATGTAACTTTACTCGATGCGTTAGTTGTACCAGTAAACTGTTTTCTAAATGTGTATTGAGTATCCGAGTTACCACTAGAATCCAATAAGGTCTTTGTACGTTCTTTAGGTGTCTTATAGACTAGGACAACTTCTTCTTCCTCTGCTATCTTGGCACGAATTCTAGTTCCTTTGATTGAACTGACAGCTACAGTCGGTGTTGCGGGGTTACTAGAAATACCTGTCTTGGCAACAGTCATACTTAGATTAGAAGCTATTGCACTCACACGGAATTCTTCTGTAGCACCAGCGGACCCAGACGGTAATTGTATCACATCTTCAACATTAAGTTCTGTTGAGAATAAAGTACTCGTACCTGTGACAGTAGCATTACCGGCCCCAGTAGAAATTTCACCGGTCAAAGTAAACGACTGGTCTAGGTCTACATCAGCCGTATAATCTATCGGTGATGTATCTTGAAAAATCGACTTAACGTGTTGTGTAAAATCATAAGTCGTAACGGTAGATATGACAGGTGAGCTGGTTGAAGTGTCATCAGTTGATAGACTGCTATATAGCACATCATTGGCTGCGAACACACCTTCTACTTGCATCAAGTAAACATCTGCTGCGCCACTTACCGCCGCCACCGCATATCCAGTAGCACCTGACACTGAACCAGTTACTTGAGCATTAGCTGTAAGGGTAGTGATATTGGCATCCATCGTTATTTTAGTGAACATCGAAATATCAAACAAGTAGTTATGATAGATGGCCGCAGCTGCTCCTACTGTTCCTGAGTTAAATTCAAAAGCACGGGATCTGGCCAGACCGACAAATGTTCCATTAGCCGAGAAAGAACCAGGTGTGGTTATTTGAGCATCATACAGTTTTACGAAATCAAAAGGATCAAGCGATGACCCTACCTTAGAAACATCAGGTTGACTATAGACATTCTTTACTTTTGCATAGTTACCTAAGTTGAAAGGTATTGAATCATTATTGACACTCTTAGTTGTTCTTGCCTTATTAAAACTAACATAACTTGTATTTTGTAAGTCTACTTCATATCCATTAACATATGCTTTGCCTGGAGCAATAACGTGAACACATTGAGTCTCTAAACCACCTTGAGCAGCAGTGTAAACACCTCTGTTAGTTCCGTCACTAAGACTTTCTCTAGGCTCTATATCAAAATGTTTTACTACATAGTCGCCCGACTCATCATCTGTGCGTCGAGCTATCATATCTGCAACTATAGTATATTCTGTTGCTTTCTTTCTATGAACTATTAACCCTTCCTTGACTCTAGCCAGTTCTACAAAGTTAGCATCGGATGTATCTGTAAGACTTTTCTTAGCTAGAGTAAGATTTATCTTAAATCTATAAGCACCCTTCGCCGCATAGTTGGATGAACCAGCAGCATTGTCTAAGAGTAGGGGGTCTTCTTCTGGAGTAATTATCGATTCTGTTATTGTAAAACCGATACGATATGAAGGTGTGTTAGTGTATTTGTCCAGAGTAATAGTTTGTGTATCTGTTCTACACATAAACCCACGAACAAAAAAGATACCTTCAGTAATAGCAGCCGCTGAACCAGTGGCAGTTGCTGATGTAGCTAGTAATTGTGATGTGGCTGTACCGGCCGCAATACCATTAATTATCTTATCTGCTGATATAAGTTCATCATCAGTAAACGTCACCGTAGCATTATCTACAGTAGATGTACTTACATACTTAACAAATAGAGTATCGGGGTCACCAGTAGTAGAATCAGTTACTGCATAACCAATAACTTCAGCAGTAACTCCTGAAGTGGCACCAGTAATAACTGAACCATTATATTGACTCAAATAATCGGCTACTGTATCTGCACCATATGTGGATTGAATCTTTACAGCATAATAACTAGGGTCATAACCGACACTGCCAGGAATAACAATCGTACCTTCTTTGAAGAAATGATTACCAAACTGCTCTATCTGATTTTGTAGAATAGTTTGGAGTGTTGTTAGTTCTCTTGCTTGTACTGCGAAACCCGGTCTAAAAAGGACACGATAGAAATCGTTTGTAATTGAAAAATCATCCCAGTAAGGGGCTACGTTAAAATCTGTTTTTGCTGGCATATTAGAACTCTATTATAAGTTTGATATTTTCTGTCTGGTCACTAGCTCGTGTAATAGGTGCTCTGTTCTCTACATAAATTACTTGACCACTGTAGTATTCTATCTCAGGGTTGTTTACTGCACTTACTGTACCAGTTGCTCCACCGGCACCGGTAACAACTTCAGACACGGCAAATGGTGTTAGGTCTTTATCAGCAGCAATACCTGTCCATTGTGTCTGAATGTATTTCAGAACTCTTGTCGAAGATTCCCAATCTACAACCAAACCCTTTGCACCTGATGTACCACCTGTAATAACTTCATCATTGACAAACGTGCCTGGAGTAGGCGACGCTGCAAAGGTAACTGACTTCAAAGCACTCAGTGTATCAGCTGTGGAAATAGTTGTTGTTCCATAATTGTAAGGATCTTTCACAACCGCAATACGGCGGAAGTCCTGGTCAACAACAAAGTCACCAGAACCAGCTGTACCGGCAATGGTTGTGTTAGTCATTATGTAAAAACCACCAAGCTCTTCCACTGCATTAGAACCAGTCCCGCCGGGTGGAGAAATAACAGGTACAACTATCGCTGAAGTACTCGGCGTTCCAATACCAGAAATAGCATCAACGTCGCAATCAGCAAATGTGTATTGTACTGTCTGTGTAGCACCACCACCAACTGCAACAGCGGTGACTGTACTCACAGCACCACTCGCCACAACGAGTGTAAATGTAGCACCAGTACCATCACCACGGAGAGTCTGTGTAGAGTATGTTCCATTTGTGTAACCAGCACCACCATTTGCAACGATATACTGTCCGACAGAACCAGGCACCGCAGCAGCTGCAACTGTGGAATTGGTAGTAACCGCAATAAAGTCAGTTGTCATAAAATTAGTGATCTGTGTGGTTGACAAAGTGTACATATACTTCCAAACATAACTATCAGCAGTCGTAAATTCACTAGTCGATGTACCTGTAGGTTCTGTAGTAGATGTTCCACCAGCGTTGTTATTCATACACTTGTAAACATTGTTTGCAGAATTCAGAACATACATTCTCGTACTCGTAGCAAACATATCAATGCCACCTTCCTGAGTTTGAACAACGGCACTATTTACTGTAGCACCATAATCACCTCTGTACATATCATAAATGACTCCTGTTGTCCAGTTATGTCTAGGAATTGCATACTGTCTGTCTGTAGTTGAAAGTATTTTGGCAGCAAGCATATCCCGATAATACATATAGGGGTCATCAACATTGTCTAGAGGTGTGGGAGGACTAGCATCTGTACCACCCCCTGTAGTGCTTGACCACGCTTGGGGCCTACCTACGAATAAGTAGTAGGTCGTTTTTGCTGTTTCACTAAATGACTCGTAAAATTGTAGAGCATTATTGTGTCTAAATGTGTTTGTGACTATCGCTGCCATGGTATTAGTTCCTGATTATATTTATCTCTATTATTTATAAGGTCCGTTAGGTCTTATACATCGTAACTTGTATTTGCGGCCCTATCTTATTTTTGGTGTTTACATTAGCAAGAGCTGTAAATGTAAGTTCTTCGTAATTCTGACCTCTAAGCCAATCTGGTATTTTGTATCCCGGCATCAGATTCTGTTTCTGTGCCCAACGAACCGAATCTAGTCTCACATTAGCAAGATGAGCCACATTAGATGTTCCATGTTGGCCTCTTGTGCACCCTGTGAATGTGTTTGTTGAAATGCCTGTGTAATCTATCATTTCATCTTCTATCTGAATGGTGCCCTTTGTTGGAAAGTTGGCAGCACTTGTTGAAACAATACTCGTAGCACTGTTATTGATACCTGTAGCCAATGTAGTCAGCGGTATGTTTGCTGTGTAAACACCAATAGCACTTCCACCAGTAGGTGTAAATGTTAGTGTTGAAGTATTAGTGGCAACCATACTCGGCCGGAAAGAGAATCTACTGATATCACCATAGTCAGGCCGTGCTCCAGAACCAGCACCCGTAGCTAATTGTCTCATGTCTATTGAGAATACATGATGTAATGTTCTATCTCTAGCACCTAACAGACCCCATACTTCAAAAACAGTAGCTGTCTTACCACTATCAGCACCAGTAATAGTTTCATCAGCTTCAAAGATGCCTGTTACTGGTAAGTAGACCATAACTCTAACACCATCTTCATATATAGTTTCACTAATCACTTTACCTGTAGCAAGTGATGTTCCACCAGTAATAGTTTCACCATCAGTAAAGGCATCCCCTGCACCAAGTTTCAATGCAGGATTATAAATCTTTCCAGTACCATCACTAGGTTCTGTTGCACCTCTGGCTGGATATGGATTGAGTGGTATTTGATCTGTTGTACCTAAACGCATACCCAGCAATTCAGCAAACACAATCTTGAACAGGTCTTTAGATATCACAGATGTTATCTTAGGAAATCCGGAATATATTAAATTTGCAATATCTACCGCACCAAACACAGCCCAACCAGCTGGATGAACTGAACCAACCAAATCGTTTCTCCAATCTACAATAGATGTTGCAGACTTCACAACATAAGAATAATCCTGGTAATAATAACTGTCTTGAATCTTCTTAGTGATTTCATCTAAGAAACCATCTTCACCAATAAATCTACCTGTTCTATTTACAGCAGTTCCTGTTGACCCTGGCATACTCGTTTTCGTAAATGAATTTATTACAGCAGTTTCGGTTGATGTTCCACCAGTAATTGTTTCTCCAACAATAAATGGAGTAATACTTAACTCAATCTGGTCTAGTTTAATGATACCTCTAGATGTTCTTTGACTTCTAAATCTTCCTGTTGCACCTGACGTTCCACCAGTAACTTCTTCTAAGGCGTCAAATGTACCACTAATACCAGTACATAAAAAGTTAGTAGTGCCAAGAAACTTCAATGAAGCCGCATCTGTATAATGAACGCCTGGATTAATAACATTGATAGCATCAATTTGACCTATACCTGTACCCTTTGCTTTTACAGAACCACCCACCCCGGCACTTGATGTTATGGTAATAGTCGGTAAATCAGTATAACCATAACCTTCTCTAGTAACTCTGACATCAGTAATATCACCAACTCCGGTATCAGTTTCTTGAACAATAAGTGCACCAGAATAGATATCACCTAATTGAGTTTCGTCTTCTAAAATAAATTCATCTGTTGCAACCATACCCAAGTCTTCTTCACTATCCACATAAATGATTGGTGAATCTGTGAGTAAGACTACAGTGTATGCTGTAACAGGATATTGAGCACCATCTTCTACCCTATTCATCCCATAGACTGTTTCGCCTAATGTAAAGCTACCAGAGGTGAGATTGTAAGTAATAGTTTTTGAATCTAACTCAACATCTACTACTTTGGCAAGAGCACCAGAAGTGTTCCCTGTAATGGTTTCACCTATCAGAAAAGTTCCTGTAGGTGTTTCATAAGTGAATTCAGATTCCTCCATTATCATTTCGCCAGGATATCCAGCGGTTCCAGACTCTGTTAGAATTCTAAACTGTCCAGTTAATGTTCCAGTCTCTGGAGCAATACCGCCATTGACTACAGCTACTTCACCGGCCAAGTTGACACCACCAGCATTAGAGTTATCTACAACAAATTTATCACCAATGACATATCCAGTACCACCAGCGTCTACAATAATTTCTTCTATCGTACCTCTGGTTAATGTCTCAATGGCCACCAAACCATTATTACCAGTATCAGAAGAAATAGTAAGAGCATCAGTAGATGAAAAATATTGACTAGATGAAAAGTCAGTCGCAAGGACATCTCCCTTATCTATGATTTCAGAAATCTTACCATACAATGTTCTACTTGTATCTGTGTTATCTGGACTGGAAATTGTATGACCGACATAAAAGGTTCCTACTTCACTACTAGGATTTATAATAATTTCAGTTACTGTTTCACCACTCAACCCATACTGAAATACACTATCAACAACTGCTGTTGCTTGAGTAATAACTGGGTAACCTAAATCTGCATATGCACCACCTGGCTCAATAGACAAGTCAACTGCCGACGGCATTGTGATAGTTTGACCTATCATATCTTGTAGGTTGTGTGTTCCATTAACATTCTGTTCATTCAGTATCTGTGACCCATCTTCCATAAGGATAAAAATGTCACTAGTGTCTGTTGAATCTTCCATTAAGATAGTAGAGTTGGTTGCATAGATTCTTAAAATAGAATCATCAGACCACTTACCATCAGATACTCTGAGCATATCTTTTGTTGGATAGGTAATATCAACTTCTTCATCAAGAAGAATTCTGAAAAATAGTTTGTGACCTTTCTTTGAACCTTTAGCTCGGTAAAGGTCTTTAATATTTTTCAGAAGTTTTCTCTTATCAACACCATCAGCCAAACTATCTGGAATAGTTCGCATATAGGCTTCTTTGAATTCTGTGAAGAATGAATCTATTGTATTATCAACGTCATCATATTCTAACAGTTGCATTACATTTTGAACTGGGTTAGCTGTATAAGAAGTAATCACTCCGGTTGCAAGTGATATTGCCCCGGTCACAGTCTCACCAATAATAAATTTATTCTGTGATGATATGAATAGACGAGAAGCAGCAGTTACATCTTCACAACGAACTGATGCGGTTGCTTTGGATGTACTACCTGTAATTGTTTCACCATTTTTAAACGAACCAATAGTTCTTACTCTTGCTCCATCAACCGTATCATAATCTTCCAACTGAATAGTTTGGTCTTGACCTAATCGATAACGGTTAGTATCTTCTAAAAGTATTGTACCAGGAGTAGCCACACTGTTGAGATTACCATCTTCTTGAGTAATACTAGCAACAATACCTAAATCGGTTAGTTTAAGTTCTGCAGATTCTAAAAACTCATAGTAGCCTTTTAGAAACGCTACAAAGTCTGGATGGTCAGCCTGTACAAAATCTGGCTGTTGGTTTGGAACCTGAATAGAGACCTTACTAGTAATTGTGGCCATTAGGGATTATAAGAACTCACAGTTGTATAGTTCACACCAGCATCAGACGCACCGGAAGCAATAGTATCAACCACACCAGTTACTGATAAGTTGGTTGTATCTATTTCTAATATCTGATTCCTAACAGGCACGATATCATTAGAGTCTGGTTGGACTGTAATACGAATATATGTTTGTGCAATACCATCATAGTTTTCTACTGAAGCAATATCTTCTTTAGTCAACGTAACAGTTCCACCTATGAGTACTCCACTAGTTGTATATGTCACTGTTCCAACAGACGCTGCCTTGTAGACTTTAACTGAACCAGAAACATAATACGCCTTTATCAAACCGGCACCATCATCTTCATAATACCAAACATTAGTAGCATCACCAGTATACTTAAATCCAGAAGAAGATAATATTCCACCGGCAGTTATTCCCGCAGTGCTTGCTGCATGGCCACTATGAGGATGGTAAAGGTTATTCTCAAAATTAATAGTGTATGCTGTCGCCGTTCCTGTTGTAGGTTTGAAAGTCTTACTCATTTTGATAGTAGTAATGTTCGACATAATAGCAGGGTCGACTTCATCTATCATGGTAGTGAATGGTGAATATCTAAAGATACTTTCGTGTTTCTCTAAATTGTCATCAGACCACGTGCCTATCGCCGCTGTAATGTCGCTAGCGAGATTTGCAGCAGTCTTGGTTGTGATAGTACTATTGTACTTGAAATTGACCGTAGGAATGATTTTAGTTGTTTCTGGGTCTAATATGACAGGTGTAACAGATACAACATTGTAATCTTCTAAAGTGGTAACGATAGAAGTCTTCGTAGCCTCTGTTAGTGCAGTACCTGTCTTCGGTCTGATACTAATATATACTTTACCATAGACTGCTGGGTTATTATATTCACCACCCCATACAGATATAGACTCTACATTGGGGTAGATAGTAGGTACAATCGCCGCATAGTCTTTAGCGGTTACTGTTCTATTCTGTGCCGCATAACTAAAGGGAGCACTGAGTTTTATTGACTCCATAGTTTCTGCAACTGCACCACCAGCTGCCGCACCTATTACTGTGACTGTAATATCACTAAAACCAGAAATAGCTCCAGAGGCAGTAAACGCCACAGCACCATTTGCCGCGGCCGCATTAGTAATGACATATGACAAGATTACTACATTACCTTCATCTACAGCATCGCCAATAATACCATCACCAAAATAAACTTCCCATTGGTTATCTACAGTCTCTTGGACAAAAAATGCCTTTGTAGTGGCCGTGATAGCTACCAAAGATGTGGCCGCCAAATATGTTGTGGTTGTAGTCGAGGCCTCTGTTTCTTTTAGAGTTACCGATAGAGTAGAAATATCTACACCTTCATTGGGAATTACAAACCGTTGGTCTGCATCATTTAGGTCTACAGTAAAACGAGTAGTCGTCCAACTTCCTTCGTGAACAGGTATTCCAGTACCAGAACCAAATACATATAAACCAGCATTAGGTTGAATTGTTCTACTGGTAGTATTGACAAAGTTGTAGCCTACCCCATTGATGGTTGTACTAAAAGCATACCCGGCCGGCATTAAAATATTGGCACCGGTGGCATCATTTACTTGTACTTCCAAATAAGCAGTGGGTGCCTTTGTAGATACGGGAGTATAACCTAAAGCCTTTGCATGAGAGGCAACACTATTTCGTTTCTGTGCGGTATCCAAAAACATTTCGTTAGCCAACATATTAGCTAAGAACGCATTGTAATGTGTGTTGTAGGCAAGAGTATCTAACATAATATTCAAGCCTGAACCTTCAAAGTCATAATCGGTAAACTCTGACTGTCCTTTAAGATACGTTTTCAAATTAGACTTGATACTATCGAAATCTAATTCTGTAATTTCCATCTTACCTTTTACATTTAATCCTGCCATTATCGTAATCTCTGTAGGAAGATATCTACTTCCTCGGTTTGCTGAGGTGCGTTTCTAACATTGAATTCTATCTTACAAGATAATTCGTTATTGTCTATGTTATCATTAAACGATACATTAGTTACCTCTATTCTTGGTTCGTATTTCTGCAATTGTTCCTGTATTCTAGAACTTAACAATGCCTTGATAGGAGCAGTAAAGTTTTGAAACAATGCAGCTCGTACACCTGTTCCTATCTCTGGATGAAATGGTTTTTCCCCAGGGTTCAATAAAACGATATGACGAACCGCACGTTTTATATCTTGTATGTCTGTAACAGTAGATACATCACTTGTAACTGGATTACGAGTAAAGTACAGACTGATATCTTTGTATATAAAGTTATCTCTGGGACTGTTATTTACGGATTGAGCATCATCAAATCCGGTGTTATATTCTGTGGCTGCCATTTAGTATATTTATCTTACTTCCCCTGACCTCTGTACTTTTTATAACTTCGCTTTTGATTCTTATTTTTCGGCCGACTTCTAACTGACCTACCTATTGATGTTCTCTTTTTTACAGGCTCTCTGTATATAGAAGTACTGAATTGTTTAGCCATTCTTCTTCCTCGGTGCTTTCTTATGTTTCGGTTTATTGTGGTGATGGTGGTGGTGATGTTCTTCTATCGTCTGAATAATCTTTTCCTTTCCCCAAAACACCTGTACTAAACCATACACCATTAACCCAAGTCCAGTAAACTTCGCCAACTCAAACATTACTAAAGTTCCTGCTACTATCATTATTATTCCTAATCCTACTTCTCTGTCTCTTACAAAATCCTTCAATTGTTCCAACATTTAATTTCTCCATTCTTTATGTTACTGCATATACTGTAGATTGTGCTACAGAACTAATTATTTCTCCTCCGTATCCATCAGTCTCACATCCTATTTTTTCTCCATTGACATATACACTAGGGGAACTGGAAGATAGAGCTACTTGATGTGTCGGACCACAAGGGTCAGTACATAAAAGATGTGTGGTATCTAAATCTCCTATTCTTACTACTCCATATCCTACAGCAAATACATCAGTTGAACATTCATCAGTAGTTGTCGTTCCCTGACAACAATGTCCTGTTGTTACTGTGTCTTGAGCATCACCTCTTGCTACTTTTTTGTCTGCCATATTTTCTCCTATTCACACGCTGTCGGGGGATCGGTTACTGGGTCAGGTGTGTTTGGTGCAATTATTCTCGTAGATGGATTATATCGTTTGGGTCCTACCGGCCCAAGTGGTTCTTGTTTCTTGGGTCCTTGCTTATCCACATCATATCCATTCCAAGGCTCTTCCATTATTGAATTTTTATCACCTACCCAAACATAGGCATCTTGGTCTTCATCATATACTTTCTCTCCCGATGTTGCTGGATATGTTTTAGTCACATATGCACTCAACCCTAATTGCATATCAACTATCGTATCATGTAAATTACGAATATTCTCTCCACCATAACCTGGGTTAGTGTTAATGTTAAGTGCCAAGTCTGTTAAACTTGTACCTTGTGTTGAACGTGGGTTGGGTATGTCTATAGATAATAGAACCATTGTCTCAGGAATAAATGCTCGCATTGCACCTGAAGCCCCTTCAGCAGTATCCGGCGAATTGGGTGAAGTAACACTAGCCGAACCAGCCGCCGTAGCAGCTTCACCAGAAGTATTCAAATGAATTTCACCACCAGTTTCTTTTATCTTACTACTCGCACCTGCCTTAATACTAAAATCAGTTGAGGCTTCTTCTTGAATCGCAGCGTTAGATTTTATATTAATGTCAGAACCAAAGCCCGCACCAGATTGTGTTTCTATATTAATCTTACCACTACTACCAGATGCTGTCCCTGCCTTAATGTTAATATTGTAACCAGAGTCCATAGAAACATTACCAGAAAATGTTTGAATATATCGGTATGCCCGAGCACTAATATGTCCAGTACTGGATTGGTCTGTATGGCCTATTGCTTGAATATTAATATTACCAGAACTAGTAAGAGTGTCATCTGAAGAACTATCAGCTTTTATGTTGATTTGTTTTATCGCCCAGATATCAACATCCTGAGTACACGACTTAATATCAAAATCAAGATAAGCAGAGTCAATAATTTTTCCAGCTTGGGATGTTCTGTTTATGTCATTAGTTAATGTGGTAAGATAATAAGCTCTATTCGCATAATCATTAATATCTTGAGTATGAGATTCTCTATAATGATTCATCCACGCCATCAGTTCCATATCTTCTGCCGCAGAAATATGAATGTCGCCTTGTGGTTTACCTTTCAATAATGTCTTAATACCAATCGGGTTTTGATCTGACTGCATAAAGATACCATACTCATGTGGTTTATCTTCATTACCCACCATATCAACTTCCAGATGCCCCGCCTTCATTTTTATTTTAGACCGTTCTAAAGGATTTCTAGAACCAGCCCTAGTTGTATCAGTCTGTGCTGGTGTTACTCCAGTAGCGTGCAAGTTAATGTGACCGTCTGCCTGTAAGTTGATATCACCATCAGACTTCATATTGATATTTCGTTTTGAATGAATATCTAAATCACCACCTGACCATAACTGTAACTTCCACTTTGCAGAAATGTCAGCCCGGTCATTGTAACGAATCATTACTTCATCATCAAACGTATGTACCACCTTACCTTTGACGTACATATAATCATCATGTAACCGAATGTCGTAGTTATCACCTTTGATATATTCTGTTTTAGTACCATTGTGGTCTATTTCATAATTTGTGCCTGACCTATGAAATTGTGATATTCTCTCTGCCCCAGGTGTGTCATCATACTCCATAACGTGACCTGACTCAGATTCATAAACATTGTTGAATGGGTATCGTGCATTGTAGTCTCCGGTTGGTTGATTCCAAAAACCTAGATGTTCAGCTGGTACACCTTCTACTCCGGTATCAGGATCAGGTGAACCAATGTTTATCTGTCGTTCCCGCATATCAGCTTTCCAACACAACGACCAGTGTGGGTTGTGTGGTATGACTACACCTCCACCTAGATAATCAGAAAACTTAGTAGCGACTACCGCAGAACCGCCTGGGACAGCTGTTCCTAAACCAGTACCACCTGATGACCAAGTAATACCACCTGGCCCCGACCATACATTACCATCTACTGTTCCAAGTTTCATTACAAAATTATCTGAACTGGCAGAACAAGACAACAGACGGAAAATACGACCGTTGATTTCTTGCATACCACGAACACCAGCAATCTGTACAATGTCACCAGCCTGCAATAATGGTTTCGTTGGATGACCTCTACTCAAGTCAGGATCAGAAAAATACGATGTACGGTCTCCCCACAAACTTGCTGCAGTTGTTACAGACATTCCATCTGTAGTAGAGATTGGAATACCACCCATAGCAAGTGTACTCGTATCAGGTTGAGGTACTACAACCAAATCATTCTCACTAACATCTGCCCACTTGATATCTTGTCTACCTTTTTCAGGATCATTTATATTATAGATGCCTGTACCATAATGACCGTTATTAAATAGTGTCATTACAGTTTGACGTTCTGTAGGACTTAGATGTCCTTTCGCAACCCAACGGACTCTAGGATAAGGTACTCTAAAGTCTTCCCCATCAGTACCCCAGGCACCGGTCTCATTTCCTGTTCCACCCCAACTCGCCCGTGTGTCTGCCGGTGAAATACCTGTCATACCCGCTGGGTCTTGAGAGTTGGCAGGCATATCTCTTGTTACTGGAAAGTCTGGTCCCCACGTTCCACCTTTAGAACCATAGTCTCTATCTTCGGACCAGAACTCTGGCTCTAAATAACCAGTAGAAAAGATAACACCTTTACTTCCCTTTTCTTCTCCCCACGCATATGCCTTTCTCTTTTCTTCTCCAAGATCCTCACCAGTAACATCCTTACCACTTTCAACTACAACAGCACCAACATATGATGGTGACTCATCTTGACCTTCTTCCGAATAGGTATAAGAGTCTGCCCAGCGAAATGTTCCAAAGTGAGTCCACGCTGGAGCAAATCTTTCATCCATTGTAATTCTTCTGGTAGTTTTAAATAAAGCGTGAAGCATATCAGAATGTGTTGCTCTAACTATTGGAGGTGCAACACCATCCTTAAACGGACCCCATAGTGGTAGATTGTCTTTCGCGGGATCAGACCCCGGACCTAAATCTTGTATATCCGGATGATCCCCACTACCACCTACTTCAATTCCAGTAGCCCAGTTAGGCACTCTTGGAATACCCTCTTTAGGGTCTGCGTTATCTAGTAACGGAGGTTTTGTTGTTGGTGTAAATGGAGATAGACCTGGGTTTCCATATGATGCATCACTTGGGCGATTTGGAATATTTCTTTGGTCTACAGTCGGATCAAAGAACCCCTTTTCATAATCTTTATATTCTGTTGCTGACCCGGGAATTTCTGTAGAATACTTTTCCTGCCACTTCTTATAGTCACCTCTAGACTGCCCCCACGCACGGCCTTTTCCCGCAGGGCCACCTCTGAATGCTGTGGTAGTATTGTCACCTGGAAGTAGACCCATCACAATCCAATCTTGTAATGTGCCTGGGTCTTTCGCAAACCCACATACCCACGATCCTTCTACCACCGCTGTAGATACTCCTACACCACTCATCGCAGTTGCTGTTGCTGGTTGCATTACAGTAGACCACGGTAGGTCTTTTGTTAGTATCTTTTCTTTAGACTCATCGTGTATGCCTAACCATCGAACTCTTACACGACCAAGTTGTTCGGGGTCAAATCTATCTTCGACAACTCCAATACCCCAGCTAAACCCATCCATCCCTAAGAAGGCCATTATTTAATCCTCTTACTGAAAAACTCAAAATCGTCCATATGTGGTATTATTACAACAGGCACTTCTTTAATATTCAGTTCTCTTG